CGGTCCCGATCATGTTGCCCGGCTTGTCCGTGAGGTGCGTCGGCTTGGCCGGCCTCTGATCGAGGAAGGTGGTGAAGTCCTTGCCCGAGAGGGTGATCTGGCCGCCCCGGATCTGCACGGTGTCCGCGACCATCACCACTCGTGACTCCGGGATGGAGAAGAGCGTTCCGTACACGAGCTTCTTCACGCGCGCTGCCGTCGCCGGCAAGGTCAACTTGAAGTCGCCCGGAGTCGTGTAGCGCTCTGTCCAGATCCCCGAGTTGAACTCGTCCAGGATCAGGTCCCGCTCGTAGGTTGCGGGGTCCAGGGTGTAGAACTCATCCATCACAGCCCCCCGTACTGCTCGTAGTAGCGCAAGGCCCAGGGCCTCGACCGGGTCTCTGTGGTGCGCACCTGGACCCGGTTCACACCAGGCACCAAATATGTCCACACGGACTCATCGGTCTTCTTGCCGAGGAGGTTGGTCGTCGGCAGGGTGGCGGACTCTCCCTTGAGGGTGAGCTCCTTGGCCCCGGGGGTGGTGTTGATGTACAGGTACTTGTTCGAGGGGATGTCGATGGACGCGAGGCCCAGCTTGCGCCAGGTGGTCTCCACTCCACGCGTCTCCAGGGTCACCGGCCCCGAATATGCGATCCCCCCGAGGTGGAAGTCGAAGACCACGGGAGCGATCACGTCGCCGTTGTAGATGAACTCCTGCGGAACAGGAGACAGGTTCGACATGCCCGTCACGAGACCGAGCTGGGTCGACTGGAAGTAAGGCTTGGGGCAGATGAGCGAGATCGTCATCGTCGGGTCCTGCGACCAGCGGTCGTTCTCGCACGACTCGACGTAGCACAGGATCTTCGTCTTCGGCCGCCCCGAAGTGACGAACCAGAGCTCGAGCATGGTCTTGGGCATGAAATATGCGTAGACCTGGCGGCGAGCCTGTTCGACCGAGGCGTACCCGTAGCGGGTGTTGAGACCCACCGTGAGCACGATGTTGCGCTTGCCGGCGTGGGAGCCCGTGTAGGTCTCCCCGTCTAGGGACGAGTAGCCGAGGGTGTTGACGTCGGCCTTGACCGGCTCCAGTCCCTCGGCCTTCCGAATATGCAGGGGAGCCGTCGGCACGTCCCCCACGGGGAGGGTGAGCACTGCCACCGTCGACTGCGCTGCGTGAACTTCGATCGATGACAGCAATGCTCACACCTCCTCTTGGGTTATCGGTCCGTCGGTTCGTCCTCGCCCAGCAGCGTTCGAGCCTGCGACAGCAGGTTCTTCGTGTGCCGGTAGACCTCGGTCTCCGACAGCGCCTTGGGCGAGGTGATCTTCTGCTCGAACTTGACCTCCTTGGTGGGGGTCTGCTGAGCAGAAATATCGCTCATGGTCTGAGCCCGCTCCTGTGCCGTGGCCGAGGCGAGCCCGTAGGAGCCCTCGGTCTTGAGCGGAACGGTGTCCGTGAGCGACGACAGCTGCTTCGCGTCCTTCTGCACGCGAGACAGGTCCAACACCGGCGTGATCGTCGGGTTCATGTCCTGCCACCCGTCGAGCAGACCGGGCACCTGGGACATGGTCTTCGCCAGCTTCTCCGACGTCGACTCCACTGAGGATATGGCGCCGGAGCCCTCGAGGCCGCTCGTGAGACCCAGCATCGTGTTGACACCGATGTCTCGGAACACCCTTGAGGGAGAGTGGATGCCGAGCAGCTTCTTCGCTGCGTTCGGCAGAGCCGTGACGATCCCCTTGATCCCGTCCACCGCCTTGCCGCCGAGCTGCCTGAACCCGACGACCATCCCGTCGACGATGGCGTCCGCGATCCCGAACCCAGCCTGGATGATCTGGGGCTGGTAGGTGCGGATGGCCTTCTCGATCCCGTTCAGGAAGTTGACGATCACCCGACCGATCTTGTTGGTCAGGTTGAGCATCGCCGTTGCCGCAGCGTCGAGGAAGTCCCCGACCACCTGCGTTCCCGTCTCGGTGATCTTCTCCGCCTGATTGCCAATCCCCGTGAGGATATGACGGATCAGACGACCGCCGGCGTCGATGATCCGGTCGACGTTCTGATCGATCCCGGCCAGGAACGACACCACGAGGGTGACCCCGGCCCCCACCAGACGGTACATGTTGGCCACGATGGCCCCCACGAACGTCAGGATGAGGCTGACGGCTGTCGTCACCAGGCGAGGCGCCTGAGTGGCGATGCCGGACATGTAGGTGATGAGCAGGTTCGCCCCCGCTGCAAGCAGCAAAGGCGTCTGCGCCGTCAGCGCTCCGAGGAACGAGACGACCACCGTGCTGCCCATGGCCACCAGCGGCTCGATGTTCTGGTTCAGCGCCACGAGGAGCTGCGAGAACAGGAAGAGCCCCGCTCGCAGAATATCGGGCACCTTGTCGACCAGCACCTGCAGGACCGTGGTGATGATCGCTTCGATCCCCTGCCCGATCTTCGGCGTGATCTCGATGATCAAGTCGATGAACGTGATGAGGATCTTCCCGAACGCCTCCGCCACCTGCGGAGCCACGACCGCGATCGCCTTCGCGATGTTGACGAGGCCACCGACGAAGTCGATGATGATCTTGGGCAGGAGCGCGACCAGGGCCGTGATGGCCGCGATCATCACCCCGATGCCCTTGGCACCATCGTCTGCCACCAGTGTGATCGCCTTGCCGATCAGGTAGAGCCCGGAACCGACCAGCAGGATCCCCGCGCCCATGACGAGGAGACCCGTTCCGATCGCTACCAGCCCCGGCCCGGCCAGCGTGCCGCCCACACCCAACAGGACCATCGTCGCTGCGATGGCACCCAGCCCCTTGGCCAAGGTCTCGAGCGACAGGTTGCCGATGAGACCCAGCGCCGGCGCGAGGATGGCCAATCCGGTTGCCGCGGCGACGAGCGCAGCTGCTCCCGGAAGGGTCCCGGCCATGAGCGTCAGACCCCCGGCCAAGACGACCAAGGATATGGCGATGGCACCCAGCCCCTTGGCCAAGGTCTCGAGCTTCAGCGACCCGAAAGCCGCTACTCCCACCGCCAGAGCCGTCAGACCGGCGCCCATGGCGATGAGACCGAGACCCTGGATGCCGATGGTGAGCGGCATGGCCGAGAGGGCGATCCCCAGCACAATCAGAGAAGCAGCGATGCCGCCGATTCCCGTGCCGAGGGTGGCGAGGTCCATGTGACCGAACGACGCGATCGCCAGAGCCAGGATGTTCAACCCGACACCCAGAGCGATCAGCCCGGGTCCCATGGCCAACAGCCCAACTCGAGGGATCGCCGCGACGCCCAAGGATATGGCCAGCAGACCGCCGCCCACACCCACGAGCCCCTTGGCCATGTCCTCCCAGGACAGCGTGGCGAATATCTTCATCGCCGTCGCCATCACGATCAAGGCAGCCGCGATCGGCAACAGAGCCGGTCCGACCAACACGATCGACTTGGGGATGAGCCCCACCGAGACGCCGACCGCAGCCAACGCGCCGGCGACGCCGAGCAGCCCCTTGCCCAAGTCCTCCCAGGACATGCGCGAGAACGCCGCGACCGCCAGGGCGAGGATGTCCACCGCGATGGCCAGTTCGATCATGCCCACTGCGATGATCGGCAGCGTCAGGAAGCCGGTCGCTCCACCCACCTTGGAGAGGAGCCCCAGCGCACCCACGAGCAGTCCCAGTCCGGTGGCGATCGCCGTCATGGACGAGGCCAGCCGCTTGGGATCGATCAGGGAGAGCGCCAGCGTGGCTGCAGCCAGGAGACCCAGAGCTGCCGCGATGGCCAGCAGGGTCTTCGCCTGGATGTTCCGCTGGATGGCGACCAGGTTCCCACCCAGCACCTTGAGGGTGCTCGACAGGTTGCCCAGGATGCCGTTGCCGATGTCGAAGTTGAACCCGAACCCTTCGCCCGAGAAGAACCGCTTCAACACGATGACCAGGCCACCGATCAGGGAGGCCTCGATGACCTGGAAGACCTTGTCGTAGTCCGCGTTGGCCAGGGCGTTGCCCACCACGTCGACGAAGCCCTCGAGCTGATCGACCACCTGGGTGATGATCGGACCGAAGACCCCCCGGAGCTGTGCGAAGCCCGTCTTGAGGGCCTCCACTCCGGTGCGAACCGCGTCGAGGATCGGCGAGAAGCGCCCCAGAGCACCGGAGACGTTCTCGACGAGCCCTTCGAAGCCGTGCGAGTCCGTGGCTCCGTCGAACAGACCGGAGATGAGGCGAGACAGACGCCCAAGCAGCTCGATGGGGGAGACCAGCAGGCTCGGCAGGCTCTCGAAGAGCGCTGTGAAGCCTCCCGCCTTTCGGATGGCCTCATCGAGCGAGACGAGGAAGTCTCCGATGGATCCTGTGAAGTCCAGGAATCCCCCGGAGCCATTCGACACCACTCCCAGCAGATCGGAGATCGCTGAGAATATGCCCTGGACGAACTGCTTGCCGATGTCGAGCACCGCGAACAGCCCAGCGAACGTCCGCTGGAGGTTCTTCGCAGTTTCTGGTCCGATTTTGAGCTGTTCGGCGAAGTTCGCGAACCGGACCGTCAGGTCGTAGAGCTGCTTCCCAGTGGTGGCCGGGAAGATGTCTCGGAAGGCCGTCTTGATCGGTCGGACGACCGAAACGAGGCCCGCGAAGGCGTTCTTGATGCCCTCGATGAGCTTGTCACGCCCCCCGAGCTCCTTCCAGGTGTCCAGAAGGGCGTTGCGAGCCTTCGACTGCCCCTGGACGAAGCCGCCGATGGTGTTCGACAGCCCCGTGAAGAGCGTCTTGGCCTCGCCGAAGTCGCCGAAGACGGTCTGCCAAGTCTGCGCCCAGCCTGAGCCGATCGCTTCCTTGGTGGTGTCCAGCAGACCAGAGAGGGTCTTGACCTCCGTGGCCGCGTGGACCGCCATGGTGGCCTGCTGCTTGACGGCCTTGACACCTGCTGCATCGAAGCCCTGCGCTGCGATGGTGGCATCGTCCACGTCGCCCGACAGGTTCTTCAGGGTGTTCGTCAGGACGTCTGAAGTCAGCCACGGAGGCGGAGCACCTGGGATGTTCGCGATGGAGTTGCGGAACGAGTTGCCGTTGATCTGGAGGGTCTTCATGGGACCCACCGCCTTCACGGCGTTGCCGTCCAGCTCGCCCATCGCTACCGCGGTCTTGGCGAGGGCCTTCTGGAAGACCGCACCGCCCATGCCCGCGTTGACGACCGAGTTCCAGTCCTGCAGACCGACCCGACCGGCCGAGATCGCCTGCGACAGCTGGTACATCGCCGTCGAGGCCTGCTGCGAGTTCGACCCCGAGAGCGCCGCGAGGTTCGCGATACCCTTGATGGCCCCGACCGAGGTGTCCAGGTCCACACCGGCGGCCGTGAAGGTGCCGATGTTCCGAGCCATCTCGGAGAAGTTGTAGATCGTCTTGTCGGCGTAGTGGTTGAGCTCGTTGAGCGCCTTGTTGACGTTCGTGAGTCCAGAGTTCTTCTGACCATCCGTGTTGGCCAGGATCGTCTGGATCGAGTTCATGTTCGTCTCGTACTCCTTGAACCCGCCGATGGCGGAGTTCAGGCTCAGAGACTTGGCGATCCGGGCGCCCTGCGAGGCCGCCTGCGTGGCGATGTTGCCCAGAGCGACCGCGGCCGCCCCCTGGAGGACCGAGAACTGGCTGGACGCCGAGGCGACCGCCTTCGTGATCCCCGGCAGGGAGACGGACTCAGACGCTCGATCGATCCCCGCGAAGGCCTTCTGCGGCGCGTTGCCGAAGTTGAAGACCCCTCGGATTCGACCGAAGGCGTTCTGAAGGCCGGTGAGGTTGACTCGATCGGCCGCCGCGGAGATCCCAGAGAATATCCTCGGGACCTCGGGGAAAGACAGCTTCGACTTGACGTTGGCGATCGCGTTCTGCAGGCCCTGGAAGCGGACCTTGGACGACGAGGTCTCGAGGTTTTCGAGGCCCTTCACCTTCGACATGCCGTCGATGGTGGTCTTCAGACGGCCCAGCGAGGCCATGGACGTCGCCAGTGCCCGCTCGAACTTGTCGTTCTCGAAGGCCATGGAGACGATGCGCTCGTCGATGCTGCGTGCCACTACTGAGTCACCACCTTCCACATGTCGTTGGCCATCTGGTCGAATATGTTCTTCAACGCCGGGTTGATGTAGTCCTCACCTTGGATGTAAGTCCCTTGACGGGTCCCGTGTCCGTATTGGAGGAGAATCGCCACCGGTACGCCTCCCGCCATGTGCGAGTTGTACCAGTGAATGGCGAAATATCCCGGGCGCTGGGCGATCTCGAAGTACCAGGAGTCCCGCGTTTCGGCGGAGTCGACTGGTGTGGCTGACCGCAGGGCTTCCACCCCGATGGGACCGTACTTCTCCAGCACCCGGAACTGCTCTCGGCGCTTCATGCGAGCTGCGAAGGCGTCGAAGTTCTTGAAGGAGCCTCGACTCGTCACGCGGATCAAGGCTCCTCCTCTCAGACGCCGTCGGGGTGGCTCGAGCCGTAGACGATGTAGTGCGCGTCCACGAGGAGCCGAACGGTCTGCCCCGGCTGGACACCCGTCAGGCTCCACAGCGCGTTCCCGCCATCCACCAGGTGGATGCCGAAGTGCAGCGGGAAGTTGGGCGACCGGGACCTCTCGGCGTCCGGGTTGGCCATGTCCGGCGTGAGCCACATGACCGATCGCCCGACCTTGACCGGCGTGTAGCCCGGGTTGCTCGGCACGGAGAGGGTGATGTCCCCGTACGTGTTGTAGCCCCACGACTGCGAGGGCAGCCCGTCCTGGGCCGTCTGGCGTCCGGACAGGACGATGTTCGGGTTGACGTAGACCAGGTCGTCGAGCGTCTCCCCCGCGGCCGGCCGGGTCAGGAAGATCTCCTGGTCCCACTCGTAGCGAGGGTTGCCGTCGGACTGGGTGTTGTTGGTGATCGCCGAGAGCGGGATCTTGGGCCAGCCCTTGGACTGCCCGCCGTCGAAGCGGACGGTGTCCAGGAAGGCCGGGTTGGCCAGGATGATGCGACCGTCTTTGGCCACGAGGATGCCCGTGGTACCCGATCCCTTGTAGAAGTTCGCGGGAACGGAGATGACGCCCGACGGGCGGTAGCCCTGGGGGAGGATGGCCACGGTTCCTGAGCCGTAGATGGCTCCTCGGAGGTAGACCATCCCGTTGCTCGCCTTGGCGTACTGCGGGTTGTCCAGGTCCTCGGAAGGATCCGGCTTGATCGCCCCGTTGAGCATGTCGAGGTCGTGCCACTCCAGGGGAGCGTCGCCGGCCCCGCCGTCCTTGCCGTCCTCTCCGCGCACGGAGCCGACAGCGATCTCCTCGCCGTTGGCCAGGATGAGGACGAGACTCGAACCCTGGAGCTCGGCCTCGGAGATCATCTTGCCCGCGACTTCCTGCATCTTCTCGGCCGTGAGGCCGGTGACTGTGCCCATCTAGGCCTCCTCGGTGATCGTGTAGCTGTCCTCGTCGCTTTGAGTCACGACGACGCGGGATACGGTGAAGACACCATCTCCGTTGTCCACCACAGAGGGTCCTGTGGCGGTCCAGGTGCCGTCGCCGTTGTCGGTGATCAGCGTCTTGCCGGTCGGGTTCGTTCCCCCGGAGCCAGAACCGGTCGGCTGGGGGAGGACGATGAGCTGGGCCCAGGTCCCCTGATCCGGGAACTCCGATCCGTCGTCCATCACGATGGGCATTCCGATGTCAAGCACCTCACCCGCCTGGATGACGTGGTTGAGCAGGGCGCCCTGATCGTCGCGCATCACGATGGGGACTTGGAGACCGACCTCGAAGGTGTAGAGGCCCGTTCCCTCGGTCAGCCCGATCTCAGACCGGACCTTCATGATGAACGACGAAATATCGCCGGCCTGGAGCTCGAACTGCTTGCCCTCGAAGCCGTCGGGGATCGTGTGGAAGTAGATGAAGCCGTTCTTGACCGTCTCTTTGGTCGTCTCCCGGTAGGGATCGGCCGTCGTGGCGTGCAAGCTCGTCGGTCCGGTGCTCTGGTACGTGTCGTACACACCAGGCTGACGAGAATATGGCTGACCGGGCTCAGGAGTCGGGTCTGGATCAGGATCCGGGTCGGGATCGGGGTCAGGGTCGGGATCCGGATCAGGATCTGGGTCGGGGTCAGGATCGGGGTCCGGTTCCGGGTCGGGATCCTCAAGCGGGGGATCCGGTGTGCCGCCCCCTGCGCCGATGAGCGCCTGGATTGCCGCGATGTTCGGCAAATATGCGCGCGTCGTCGCCGTGCCGTAGAGGATGGCCTCCAGGGCAGCCCACACTTCCGCCGACACCTCGGTCGACTTGATGGAAATATGAGCGGTGGGGCGCCGGTTGGAGATGATCTCCTCCGGTGTGGAGCTCAGCTTCCACGCGAACTCAGAGGCCTCAGGCGAACCGCCCAGGGTCGAGAGCGTCCGGGTGTCCGGCGTCGCGTGGAGGTGGTAGAAGATGTGGAGGATCCGGCCCAGATCCACACCGCGGACGTCGTTCCCGAGGATCGTCTGGTAGGACAACCCGAAGGCCAGCGCGTACTGCTCGTGGAAGTAGAGCCCGTTGCCCGAAGTCGCAGCCCCTTGACAGGCCTCGAACTCGTCGGGGTAGGTGAAAGCACGCAGGGTGCCCTCGAAGTCGCCCAGGATCTGCTGGTCCAGGAACTTGATCCCGTCCTGCCAGTACCCCTGGGTGGAGCGGTTGGACCCCTCGTCGACGCCGGTGAGGCCGTTCCAGACGACCGCCTCGTTCGGGAGGTACAGCACGCCGCGATCGATGCCGGTCTGGAACGTCTTCTCTCCCGGCTGGTCCCAGCTCAGCTTCGTCATCGCACCTCCTCTCTATCCCTTGGTTCCGAGCCGCGCCTTTCGCTGCTCGTTGAGTTCTCGGTTGTGGCGGGCGATCTCCGCCTTGCTCATCGGCTTCGGCTTCTGCTGCTTCGCGTTGGCGATGCGGATGAGGGTCATCAGCCGGTTGAGATGCCAGTGCTCGCATTCGAAGGGGATCCCCAGGGCGGTCATCCAGTAGTAGATGAGCTCCGAGGTGATCACTTCCGAGCTACGACCCCGGCCTCCCTTCTCGGAGAACCAGGTTGCGGTCATCTTCCGGTTCATGTACTCATTGATGGCCTCGAAGTTGTCTGCATCGAGGTCCTGGAGGAAGTCCCCCGGAGGAATGTCACCAACGACCATGCACTTCACGTAGGCAAGGATCTCCTGTTCATCCTTACTTTCATTCGAGAGGAACGGCTTCTCGAAGATCTGCTCCCATTTTGACACGGAGGCCAGAGAATGCTCCAGCGTCAGTTCCACTCCGCCCTGTGAGGTGAAAGCCTGCTTCTCCTCGTCGAACATCTCGGTGGAACCAACGGTGATCTTGAGCATCTCTGGCCTCCTGTGTCAGCGGGGTCCTACGGCGTGACGGGCGCCGGCGTCGTGTCGAACAGCGCGATGATGTCCTCCGGCGTGGGGAGGGTCGCCGGCGTGTCGTCGTCGCCGTAGAGGAGGTTCTCCAGGTCCTCCAGGGCGTCCGCGTCGACCTCGGTCGAGTCGATGACGATCAGGGCCGAGGGCTTGAGGGGCTCCGGCATCTGGACCGGCGTCGTCGTGAACTCCCACGAGAACGAGGCCGCCTCGGGCGAGTCGTTGACCGTGGCGTAGGCCCGCTCGGACGGAGACGCCTGCGCGCCCCAGACCAGGTGCAGCTTGTAGCCGTAGTCGGTGCCGCGGGTGTCGTTGCCGATCAGCGTTCGGTAGCACAGCCCGAAGACCGCGCGGCCCTGCTGGCCGACGTAGACGCCCGGGGCCGGCGTCGCCGTGCCGTCCGCCTGCGCGAACGAGTCGGGGTAGGTGAACGCCTCGATGGTCCCGCCGAACTCCTCCGCGGAGAGGAGGTTCGCGTAGACCTGGTTGTCCGCGTACTGCTTGTTGGACTCGGCGCCCGAGGGCGACTCCGTGACGGTGGTCAGGCCGTTCCAGGCCTCGCCGTCCGTGTAGTCGCCGTCGTCACCGGCCAGGTAGAGCACGCCCCGGTCGATGCCGGTCTCGAACTCCTTCTCGCCCTGCTGGTCCCACGTGATCCTGGGCATAGGTGCCAGGCTCCTTTCAGAAGAAGAGGTTGAACACGTCGTGATGCAGTCCGTCGGCCACGAAGTGGCGTTCGAACCTTGAGTACGGCAGGTCCCACACCTTCTGCCAAAGGGGTGAGTCAGGCGAACGGTCGATGACCGTCACCGTGTAGCGGATCTTGCCCGCATACCTCGCGTTGTCCGCGAAATATGACTGGTCGCCGGCGCGATCGTAGACGATGCACGGGTAGCGCATGTCCAGATTCACCGGTGGCTGGAAGTAGACGTGCTCTGAGAGCCCTTCCAACACCGTCTGGAGCTCATCCCTGGGGGCCATGGTACACCTCCCCCAGGGCGAGGAGCAGGCGGGGCCGCTGGACTTCCACATCAGTGACTGTCCAACAAGTCCCCGCCCACTCGACGTACCGGATGGCGAAGAAGTGCTCATGCGCGTACGCATCAGCCACGATCGAGATGGAGTTCCCGACTGACAGGTCGGGATTGACCGACGCCCCTTCACGGAGCGTCCGACTTGTCCGGGTCACGTCACCAAAATATGACCTTTTGGTGATGCTGTCCTCCCAGACCCCGGGCTTGGTCTCGATCTGCTCTCCAAACCCGATCGTTCCTGCGAACTTCGCCATCCGGACCCGCTAGGACGGGCGGGTGAAGGTGTACTCGTCCTCGACGTTGTCGCGGAAGTAGTAGCCCTCGACCGGGACGGCGAGCACCTTCAGGGTCGAGCCCTTGGCGATCGAGAACGGCGCCTCGATCTCCGCCTGCGTGTCCCCGCGGCGGTAGATGACCCCCGCCGTGGTGGCCGGCGTGATGGTGCCCGTGTCGGCGTTGAAGCCGGGGCGCACCGGGCGGACCAGCGTCTCGCCGGCGTCGACGAACCGCACGACCAGCGCGGACCTGATCTTGACCAGGGCGCCGGAGAGGCGGGTCTCGAGCAGGTACTTGTACTGGTTGTAGTCGATGTCGAAGTCGTCGAAGAACGTCGTCTGGCCGCCGGCGTTCGTGCCGAGGTTGTAGTCCCGGAGGTTGACGATGATGCCCAGGAGGTCCTCCTCGGCCTCCATGACCTCGACCTCCTGGATGGCGGCCACGCCGATCTCCGCGGCGAGGTCCGAGGCCGTGCGGTACATCCGGCGGCCGTCGCCGTCCCGCGCGGTCAGCATCCGGATGAGGACCGGCGTCGTCGTGTAGAGCGTCGGGGAGCCCGAGCCCTTGTAGAACCGCATGTTCTCGAGCATGATGTCGACCATCTCGGCCGGCTCGAGGTCGCGGCCGATCGACACCGTCGCGGCGTAGAGGTCGTGGTCGTGCAGGATGGAGCGGATGCCCCGCCCGTCGACCGCGGCCTGCGGATCGCGGATCTTGTCCTCGTCGTCGAGCTCACGCCCGTCGCCGATCAGGATGCAGCGGGCCAGCTCCTCGTCGAGCATGAGCCGCATCTCGCCCTTGAGCCAGGCGACGATGTCGAGGTCCGTGATGTCGATGATGTCGTCACGGTCCAGCTGCTGCTTCTTGTAGATCGTGGTGGAGTCGGTGGTCCGCTTCGTGAGGCCGAACCACTCCTCCTTCTTGAAGTTGCCCTTGATGTAGCCGCGGGCGCGGGCGTCGTCCATCGTGATGTCGGCCACGATCGACTTGACGCGCGAGAAGGGGGTCGTCCGGGTCCCGTTGAGGACCGAGTTGACCCACTCCGTGCGCCGCTTGTCCCACTCGGGGGTGTTCTGGAGGGTCTTCGCGTCGGGGAAGAGGAGGTCGAGGTTCTCGACGCCGTGCGCGAGCGCGTACTCCTCCATGGCCGCCTTGAGCGACCCGCCCTTCTGCGCGGACTCCACGACCTTCTTGAGGTCGTCGTGGGAGATGGTGTGCCGCTCGCCGCCGTCGGACGCGCCGGCCCCGTTGCCGTTCTGCTGCTCGAAGAGGTTCCGGCTCATCTTCATGGTCTGCCCCTGCTCCTTGGTGTCGGTGTGCTCGGCCGAGCCCGTGCCCGTGCCGTCGTGCTTGGCCCCGCCAGCCAGCTCCATGGCCTGGCCGACCATGTAGTGGACGACGCTCTTCTGCTCGTCGGTGAGGCCGTCGTAGACCTTCTGGACGGTGTCGTCCGCGGCGTGCTCGACCTGCTGCTGGCCGGGCGCGGGGATCTGGATCGTCCCCGTGCCGCTCTGGCCCGTGGCGCCGTCCCCGTGGACGATGGGCTCGTCGAAGGTGATGACGGCCTCGTCCTCGATCGTGACGGTCTTGCCGTCCGAGTGCTCGAGCTGGATGTTGTCGATCATCGCCCCGGGGTTGGCCCCCGCGAGGACGAGCGAGACCTCGCGGATCAGCCCGTGGGAGACCTTCTTGGCGGCCTCCTTGAGCTGGTTCGCGAAGATGGACAGCGACTTGATGTCCTCGTGCTGGACCAGCGCCTTGGCCTGCTTCGCCGAGTTGGAGTCGTTGAAGTAGCCGTAGCAGTAGACGCCCTCGGCGCGGTGCTCGAGGACGGCCTTGCCCAGGACGTTGTCCGGGCTGGAGTGGCCGTGCTGCCAGACGAGCGGGACGGTGACCTGGTGCTGGTGCTTGAAGGCGTCGGGCAGGATCGTGCGCCCGTCCGAGCAGAGCACGTTGGCCTTCGTCGCCCAGCCCGAGAAGTCCGGCTTCGGCATGTCGCCCGCGGCGTGCATGAGCGAGTTGCTGGTGTCCCAGTACTCGTCCAGGGTCTGCGGGGCCCCCGTGGCGTTCGCCACCGAGGTCTGCATGGGGTGCTTGGCTCCCATTTTGATCTCCTTCTCAGTTCTTGGTGGCTGTTGCCAGTGCACGTTGCTTCTCCACCGCTGCGGAGAGGTTCTGCTTGACCCTTGCGATCGTCTTCTTGAGGCCTTCCACCGAGGTGTCGGACTTCTTCGACGACGAGGATCCACCGGAGCTCTTGCTGTCCGCCTTGGCCTTCGTGGACAGCTCCTGCTGGTGCTTGTCTCGGTACTTCTTGTCGTTCTTGGCCTTCTCGCGCTTGTCCGCTGCGGTGGGACCCTTCTTGGCGTCCTGCTCGGACTTGCGCGCCTCGGCCATCTTCTCCTTGAGCTTCTTGTTGAGCTCGTGGAGCTTGCCCTGGATCTCCTTGATCCGCTTGTCGACGTTGACCTTCTGCTCGTTGAGCTGGTCCTGAGTGAGGACCGTGCGGCCCGAGCCCGTCGAGACGGTGTAGGAGCTCCCCTTCTTGCGACCCTTGAGGTGACGAGTACGCATGTAGTACTCGTGCGCCTTGACGGGGTCGTAGGCGCCGCCGGCGTGCATCAGCACGTTGCCGTCAGGCGTCTTGATCTCCAGCCCCATCATCACCTCCCTCGTCGAGGTCGGCCAGGGCCTTGTCGATCTCGGCTTCGACCGCGTCGAGTGCCGAGTTCACCTCCTCGCCGCCTCCCCCCTCCGCTTCCTGGGGGACGTTGGCGTTGCGGAGCTCCTCGGCCTTCGGGTCCTGGGACGGCTTGAAGCCGATGATCCCTCGGAACTCGTTGGACGACAGGATCTCGTTGCGAGTGAGCTTGTCGGCGATCTCCGCCAGCTGAGCAACCGGGACCAGCTTGAAGCGGTCCAGGAAGTAGGTGATCCGATGTCCCTGCGTGCGCGCGGTGCGCGTGAGGAACGAGCGGTTCATCGCCTCGGTGACCGAGTCCATGATGGGCTGCACGGTGCGGTCGATGTAGTTCGCCATCGCTGCCTCGTCGGCAGTCCCGTCCATGACGGCCTTCGTCAGACCGAGCTGCTCGTAGAGCATGATCGTGAGGAACTCGATCTGCTTCATCAGGTTGTTCTCGACCGGGCGGTTGAGCTGGGTGATCTTCTCCGTGCCATCCGTGTAGGCGATGCCGTACTTCGTGCCGGAGAGCTGCTCCTCGATGTCGGCCCGGCGCTGGTTCGCCTGCATGCGGCGAGCGTCGGACTTGATGACGTACGGCAACTGGATGATGAGGTCCAACTTGCCCGACGCGGACTGCTGGTCCACGGCGTCGAGGAGGTTCAGCTTGGTGATGAGCCGCTGCAGCGTGGAGTTCGTCTCGTTCATCACCGCGTACAGCGGGTTCTCGACGATCGCCACCATGTTCTTCGGCAGCGTCACCTCCTTCCGCTTGCCGTCACGGTCGTCGTAGAGGCTCACCGTCACGTGTCGCGGCTTCCACGCTGTGATCCACCCCACCCGGAGCGACTTGATGTCGTAGCCCCCGGACAGACGCGGATCGAGGGTCGTGTCGACCGGCACGATGGCGCAGTGCCCCTTGTCGAAGAGGGTCAGTGCGATGTCCTGCCGGAACTGACGCGGTCCCTGATCGATGTTCGGCTCGGTCTTGAGGCAGTCCTGCAGCCCCGAGTCGATGTCCTCGACGTAGCGGTCTTCCTTGTCCACCCGGACATGCCGGATGCCCACCGACGCCACGTCGACCCCCAGCCTCACGTAGATGGAGGAGATGATCGAGCGCTCGTTGGAGAACGCCAGGCGAACCCGATCCGGGCGACCCACGCCATACCCCGTCGAGTACGTCTCGGGGTTGACGAAGTCGTCCTTGCGGTCGGTGGTCTGGAACGCGCTCCACGCGTGCTTCAGCCTGTCACTGATTGCCATGCATCACCTCCTTCTAGATGATCAGGAACGACATGTCGAGTTCGGCGACCTTGAGGTTGGCCCCTGCGGACTGGTAGGCCTCCACGATGAACGAATATGTACCATCCGTGGGCACCGTGAAGACACCATGCATCGAGGCTTCCCCGTACTGGTACTGCTGTCCGATGGCGTACGACTCACCTACGTGGCGGACCTCCACATCCGTCGCGGTGGTGGAGTTGTAGATGCGCAGACGCTTGTACGCGCCCACCAGCCCAGCCGTGGTCTGGTGCTGGACAAGCAACGAACCGTCGTACTTGACTTTCTGGCCCGCCTTGAGTCCGGGAAAGGACTTCCCGGCCGTAACCGCCACGTAGGTTGTTCCCGGCGCGATGTTCGGTCGGGGATCTGCCGGGCGGTACTGCAGCTCGGCAGTTGTCCCGTAGGCCGGGCCGACGTCGCCCTTGTCGCCCTTGATGGACGAAAGCAGGTTGCCTTCGAAGCCAGTGTAGATCGAGTTCCGGATCGCCGTGGCTCCCGAAGGAACCGCGAAGACTCGAAGATCGACCACGTCACCTGCAGTGAAGCGGACCATCGCCGTGCCGCCCAGGACGTTGTCGGCACCAAGCGTCTGATCGTCAAGACGACGGAACTCGACTCCGGCCTTGAATACCGACATCACGTAGCGACCAGCCACCGCGGTGCTCAAGGACGGACCGATGGCCATGGTCCCGGAGACCCGATAGCGACCGGTCTTGTTGATGGTGATCTGTCCCTGTTGTGGGCCGATGGTGACATCGGTCAGGGTGTTGGTCTGGCTGAACGGAAGAACCGTCCACGCACCCGACGCCAACGCGGTGTCTGATGCCGCATCGTTCCTGTGCATCTGCCAGCCGGCGATGTCGGTGGCCTGCGGGATCGTCCCCGCGTCGCCTGTTGCTCCCTTGTCGCCTACCGGGCCCTTGTCACCCGTGGGCCCCTTGTCGCCGACGACGCCCTGGAGGCCTTGGATGCCCTGATCGCCCGTGGGGCCCGTGTCTCCCGTGAGACCCTTGTCGCCGGGAAGTCCCTGCGCGCCCTGATCTCCTGCAGCGCCCTTGTCACCCGTGGGTCCCTTGTCCCCGAGAGGGCCCTTGTCTCCGACGGGGCCAGGCTCTCCCGGTAGGCCTTGGTCACCATCGGGCCCTGGAGCTCCCTGAAGACCTGGAAGGCCTCGTTCACCCTGCGGCCCGACCTCTCCAGCCGGTCCAGGTTCACCCTGAAGCCCTGGGGCCCCATCTACTCCTGCCTCCCCCTGCGGACCAGGATCACCATCGGGTCCCTGGAGTCCGACCGGACCCTGGTCGCCGTCAGGACCCTGCTCTCCTGGGAGGCCCTGAGGCCCCTGGTCCCCAACGGGTCCTTGGAGTCCAGGAAGGCCCATGGGGCCAGCCGGACCAGGTTCTCCGTCGGGGCCTCGCTCGCCCGGATCCCCTTGAGGTCCGGGTTCTGTGCCTGCAGGTCCTGGGTCACCGGCCTCTCCCTTGTCGCCCTGGTCTCCGACGGGTCCCTTGTCACCGGGCTCGCCCTTCTCTCCACGATCTCCCTGCGGTCCTTCCGGACCGATGGGCCCGGGGTCGCCCGTGCGCCCGCGCGCGCCCGTGGTGCCGGTGTCGCCGGCAGGACCCTGGGGGCCCATGGGGCCCGGGTCGCCGCGAGGTCCACGATCGCCGGTGGGGCCCTTCTCCGTGCCGGCCGGACCGGGATCGCCGGTCTCGCCCTTGTCACCCGTGGGGCCCTTGGCCCCGTCAGGCCCGCGGACGCCCACCTTCTCGAACGTGACCTCGATCTCCGTGATGTCCTGGTGGACATCGACGGAAATATCAGTGACGTGAGGTTCGACGGTGACGAAGACGTCATCCACGCTTGACCACCTCCCGGTCGAGCCTCAGGATGCCGCGGAGCACGCGGACGGGATCACCCTCGGAGGGGTGGATCTCGCACTGGTACATCGCCCGGTCGAAGTCGTAGCGCGCGGTGACTTCCGGCGGCACGTTCACGAAGAACGACCCCGCCTCCTCGTCCACCTCGATGTAGTTGTAGGTCCCGAGATCCACCAGCGCGCGGCGGTCGACCGGGTTGGCCCTCGCCTGCAGGATGACCCTGCACCCCGTGAGAGGATATGGCGTCTTGTTGCCTGCCTCGTCCTTCTGGCTCACGTGCAGCCGGAAGCGGAACGGCATGCCCTGCTCGATCGTCATGTTCGTCGGGAGCATCTACTCGAACGCCTCCTTGTGCGCCTTCCAGGCGATATAGGCGTCCATGAGGGCCGCCACGTTGTCGATCTTCTCTTCTTGACGCATCTTGAAGAGCTTGCGATTGCCGTTCGTGTCCTGCAGGGTGATGCAGTTGCCCATCGTGAAGGTCATGAGGGCCTGGTCGAAGATGAGCTGCCGGTCCTCAGAGAACTTCTTCAGCTCACCAAGGGGGACGGACTCCGTCTTCGCGCCCTGCGGCACCTTCTCGATGGCGTAGGGCCCGTTCTCCATCGTCCAGCGCTCGACGAACTGCTTGGCGTTGTACGGGTCGTACCCGAACGCCCGGACGTCGTACTCCGACAGCTGGATGAACTGGTCGACGTCCTCGTACACCTCGTCGATGTCGAGGGTTGTCCCGTCCATGATGAACAAGGAGCCCTCGTCGATGAACTCCTTGTACTTCGCACGCATCGCGGGCGCGAGGCGCAGGAGCGTCCGCTCGGTGATGTAGGACCGGGTCTTGACGCCGAACCCCACCGACAGCGGAAATATGAACGTGAAGGCACAGAAGTCGTCACCTTGCGAGAGGTCCGCTCCCATCGCACACGGGATCCCCCAGAAGTCGGTGGGTCGGTGCGGAAGCGTCTCTTCGTAGGTGAAGAAATATGTGTAGCCCTCCATGGGGATGCCGAAGCGCTTGGCCAGGATGTCATTCCTCGCCGCCGGCGCCTTCTCAGCACGCTCTACGTCCATCTGGTAGGTCTCGTAGGAGACCGTCTGGCCGAGGTTGGGCTGTGCCTTCACCCACATGGCCGGATCGGCCACCTCCTCCAGCTCATCCAGCTTGTAGTGCCAGATGGAGATGTGAGGAGCGACGTACTCGCCCTTGAGGATGTCCGCGAGCTCGAGCTTGATCGTGTCGCCAGACCCGTTTCGGACGGTGCCTTCCGAAGATATGGCGATGATCAGGTAGTCGTCCAGCTTGGACGCCCCCTGCTCCACGGCGCCCACGACATCCTCACGAATATCGCCTGAGAGCCACTCATCGATCGTGGAGATCTTGGGGCGGAGCCCCTGCAGCTTGGCGATGGACATCGGGCGAATCTCGACCAGCGACCCGGTCAAGAAGTTCTCGATGCCCTTCTTCGTGGACGCGAGCTTAACTCGCATCGCCTTCGATCCCGTGGTGTTCTGCAGGGAGCCCTCGGTGAGGAACCGGTACAGGGGTCCGCGTGCGCGCGTGATCGACGTCCGCATCGGCGACATGACCTCTTCGGCCTGCTTCATCGTCGGCGCGGTGGTGATCTGATGTGTGGTCGCAGTGTCCACGTTGGCGAAGTACGACTGGATGCACATGGCGTACATCGACTTGGCTCCACCTCGCGCCACGATGAGGTACTGCTTCACCGTGAGGCGCTTCTTCACCGTCCGGGTCTCGTAGTGGCCGGAGCCGGAGCCGTCGGGCACGAAGACCGACCGGTCCACGTAGTACCACCACCCGAAGATCTGCTCTGCCCACAACTTGAACGAGAAGAGCAGGTGCAGATCCGAGCCGTCGGTGAGCGTGAGCTCTCCCTCGCAGAAGCGGATGAAGCCCTCGATCGCCTGGTCGTCATAGAAATATGCCGGGTTGGCGATGAGAGCGTCGATCCGGTTCATCTCCATCGAGATCTCCCGATTCACGGGGATCCGGCCGGCGAGGACGGCGTCTCGGAACTGCCCGTAGTAGATGGGCACAGCGGTGTTGCTCAGGGCCATGTCCACCTCCTTACTTGTCGAGTCGGTACTCCATCTTCAGCATGGACGCCCCGGGATTGCCGGTTACGGTGAAGCCCATCTTCTCGTAGATGTGTCGAGCGTCGGCGGTCTCCGAGTCCACCCGGAGAGTGAGCTTCTTGACGCCCATGGCCTGTCCGTGGTTGATGGCGCTGGCGAAGACCGCCTGCCCATACCCACGCCCGCGGGACTCCTCGTTGACACCGAGCCAGGCCAGGTAGAGCTCGTCCTGGCTCTTGCGGATGAACCGCCCGTTGCCGACTGCCACTCCGTTGGCGGATATGACGAGGTCGGCGCTGTGCTGGGTCTTCTCCGCCGATGCAGCACTGAAGAACGCCTTGGTTCGCGCGGTCATCCCCGGTGCCTGCTTCGTCACCGTGAGGACGTCCCCGTTGGGAAGCGTTCGAGAGGTCTCTCCCGGTCCGAAGCCCTCCAGCGTGCCAGCACGTTCCTTCCGGACGCCCCACTTCATGCCCTTGACCCCGAAGTGGACCAGGGCCTCGCCGAGCTCGAACTCCTGGGTCTCTCCGAGGCGCGCCACGAGCTCTACCTCGGCCGCATGGCGGCTCGAGCAGCCGCATCGATGGCCGCAGCGCCGGCCTTCTTCTTCGCCCGGGAGTTCCCCGCGTTGGCCATGGCGTTGTCGACCGCCTTGGTCGCCTGCTGGTTCACGACGCGGTTGATCTGCTGCTTACCGGTCTGACCCAGGAGCTGGGCGACGAACTGCTGCCCCTTGCTGGGCGGAGCGGCGGTCAGCTGACCTACCTGGCGCTCGAGGTTGAGTCGAGTCGCCAGGTCCTGCAGCTCCTTGTTGGAGAGCGCGTGGGTTCCGCTCTTCTCGAGGACCTGCCGGGTGCGCGCGGCTCCGACGGCGTCCTTGTGGGGCTCGAAGCCGGCACCGCCCTTGGTGGCGACAGAGGCTCGGCCGGACTTGGTGATGCCCGTCTGGACTTCGACCGTCCCGTCCGCGCTGGTGTCACGCTTGCGGACGCCCCACTTCATGCCCTTGATGCCGTAGTGCTCCAGGAAGCCGGCTCCCAGCACCTCTGCCTCGAACTGCTCCATGCTCACCGCCCTCCTGTCCAGTTGTTCTCTTCCGCCTTGACGTTCAGACGGAACTCCAGCTCTGCGATGATCTTCTCGAACGCCTGGATGGTGTACGAGTTGGCCGGCGGATCGAAGACCAGCCGGGTCTTGAGGCCGACGTACGTCAGAACTTCGGACAGCAGCGGGTCGTTCCCGATGAAGTCCTTCCATTTTGACGTTCTGCCGGCGATGCTGAACCCGTCCTCCGGACCGACCCCCAGCTGGTGGAGGGTGGAGAGGGCCGAGTTGATGCCGATGATCACATCGAGGTCGAAGGCGTCGTAGTCCGGCGCCAGACCGAGCAGCTTCTTCGTGTCGTCGAGGATGCTGCTCTCCCTCGGATCCGTCTCCACCTCCTCGGGCATGACCTAGTCGTCGCCCTCGTCCGGCAGCACCCCGACCGGGCGGGGACGCCGCTGGGGGTCGGAGCCGTCGGGGTTGAGGCCGGCGTCGACGAAGGCCTCGCGCAGGTTGGCGTCGATCTGCGCCTTGTCGGACAGGAACGCGTTCTCGAGCGCGCGCTGGTCCCTGATGTACTGCTCCTCGCGCTGCTGGCGGGCGAGGTTGAACGGGGCCGCGGTGGTGTGCCGCAGCTCGTTGTAGGCAGCGGCGGTGTAGTCGCTGCCCCGGTCCCTCTGGTCGGCCATCTAGATGTACCTCCGGACGGCCACGCGATCGGGCCGGTAGTCGATGTTGAGGATGTACGGGCCACCCTCCGAGCCCTGCGAGAACACCTTGCCGCCGCCGAGGGCGATGGCCACGTGCTTGGGCACGCCGCCGCCCTGGTCGCCGTAGAAGACGAGGTCGCCGACCTTGATGTTCTTGTCGTGGCGGACCAGCTTGCCCCGGGTGATCTGCGTCCCGGTGTAGCCGCGCTTCCAGTCCTCGCCGTTGACGAGGTCGCGGACGCCGTAGGTGCGCGCGATGGCGTCCCACAGGATCCACGTGGAGCTGGAGGAGCAGTCCGAGTAGGCCGGCACCTCCCCGCGCGTGATGGTCAGCTTGCGGTCGATGCCCTGCCAGCGGCGGGCGTCCTGCGTGTAGTGGCAGTAGTCCCGCTTGCGGACCATCATCGTGGTGGACTTCTTGATGAGCTGCCGCGCGTGGGCGGCGTGCTGATCGGACAGACCGGAGACGCGCCCGCTCATGAGCCCACCTCCCGCGTCTCGAAGGGAGCGCCCGGGTCGGGCATGTCGTCGTGGTCGAGCACGATGTCGGCCCCGTCCGGGAGCGCCAGCTCGGCGACCTCCGGGTCCAGGCCGTCGCCGTCGTCCTCGAAGTCGGCCTGGAGCGAGGGGTCGTCGTCCAGGGCGTCGCCGGTCATGAAGTTCTTGTCGTCGGGCATGCGTTCTCCTCTCACCACAGCTTCGTGTCGCCGGGTGCTCGTTCCACAGGGGGTCTGCGAAGTTGATAGTTGCCGTAGTGCAGCTCGTTGTGGGTCTTGTGAGAGACGCACACGAGGTTGTCGGGGTCGATCATCACCTCGTCGCCCGAACGGATGTCATCCGGGGTCAGGGGGTTGATGTGGTGGACCAGGAGCCTCCAGGGGATCTCGTAGCCGGGAACTGCGAGGTCGCAGCCCATGTCACGGACGATCACCTCACTTCGAGCGCGCTTCCACTCTTGAGAGGTGTAGAATCCCTGGCCCAAATAACGGTCAAAGCCGAACGTGGCCTGACCGACACGACCACCGAGCTTGAGGTACTCGAACCGCTCTTCCCAGGTGGCCAACTTGACCATCTCGGCGTAGGACCTAGTCGCCGACATCGAACTCCGGCGGTTCGGGCGGTGCCACGCCTGAATACGAGCGCATGGCGTCCAGCGCCTCCTTGTACATCGCCTCAACTCGCTTCTGGCCTTCCATCGCCTCGATGCGAGACTGAGTCAGCTTGTTCTCGTACTCCAGACGCTGCTGCTCGAGGAGCTCACGACTGGATCCGAGCTTGAGGAACTGCGTGATGACCTGCGACGAGGCTACACCGGACCGCATCTGCTCCTCAGCGACGTCCATCGCCAAGGATACGAGCTGACGCTCACGTTCCTCTGGGGTTGTGGCCGGCTTACCCCGCCTTCTGCCGTCTCCATTACCTGTTAGGCGGGCCACCGATCACCTCCTGAGTGGGTTCCCCCGGGGTTCTTTAGACTTTGTTTGAGGGAAATATGCCCCCGGGGCATTTTTTGGGAGCCGGGCGATGGGGGG